CTATTCGGCCTCGCCGCGCTCCCGGCGCACTCCTGGTGGGCGGCGCTGCCAGCCGCCGCCGCGCCGTTCGCCGCCGGGCCGCCATCGCCGTCCGGGATGGGTGCGCTCGCCCCGCACGGCCGCTGGGGTGCGCTGCCACCGCACGGCGGGTCGATGCCCGGCTCCCCGCATGGCTAGCTACGATCCTGGCAGGAGGGCGACATGCTGATCGAGGTCGGATCAACCCAGTACGTCAGCATCCCCATCGACACCCCGGCCGGGCTCGACCCGACCGGCTATGTGGTGAAGATGGCGATCATCCCGCAGTCGCAGGCGCAGCCTGGCGGCGGCGACTGGTTTGCCGCCTCCTGGCTGGCCCCCTATCCGGGGGCGGCGAAGGAGGTGACGGCGCTCATCAACTCCGCGAGCTACACCCCCGGCGAGTACACCGCGTTCGTCCAGATCACGGCCTCCCCGGAGACGCTCGTGCTGCGGAGCGGCCCGATCCGGTTCGGTGACGCCCGGCCCGCATCGACCTAGCATGGTCGCGTGCGCCATCATCGGGATCATCACCAGCCTGCCCGCCGCCGCCGCCGTGGCCTTCTGCGCCTGGGCTCGGCATGAGCGTCGCAGGTGACTGGTTTGTCCCCTGGCAGGAGTACGCCGCCCAGCAGTTCGAGGTCCGCGAACGCCGGTATCCGATGCCCGGCGATCTCGCCCGGACGCTGGATATCATCACCGCCGGCTCGCCGGCTCTCGACCTCATCGACGACGCCCTGCTGCGCCTCGTCTCCGACCCCGACCGGGATGCCCTCGCCGTGTTCATGCCACCGCAGGAGGGCAAGAGCCAGCGGTGCTCCCGGCGGTTCCCGGAGTGGCTCCTCGACCATCAGCCGGGCCTGCGGATCGCCATCGTCTCCTACGAGCAGGATTTGGCTGCCCGCTGGGGCCGGGAGATCAAAAACGATGTCGCGATCAACCACTGCCAGCGCGGCCCCGCCTGCTCCGATGAGGACTGCTCCCGGCTGCATATCGACATCAGGGCTGACAGCCGCGCAGCGGCCCGCTGGGAAACCCCGCAGGGTGGCGGCATCTACTGCGTCGGGATCGGCGGCGCGCTGACCGGCCGGCCCGTTGACATCCTCATCATCGACGACCCGGTGAAGGACCGCGCTGCGGCGGAGAGCAAAACGATCCGCGACGCGACCTGGGACTGGTGGGAGTCGGTCGCGCTGACCCGCCTCGCCCCCGGCGCGAAGGTTCTGCTTATCCAGACGAGGTGGCATGAGGATGACCTCGCCGGGCGGATCGCTGCCAGGCCGAGCCCGCTCCGCTGGGAGACCGTCAAAATCCCGGCGATAGCTGTCGCAGGAGACGCCCTCGGCCGGGAGCCGGGTGAGGAGCTAGCGTCCGTCCGGGGCCGCCGGCCCGGCCATTTCCGCAACCTGCAAGCGACTATGTCGCCGTACACGTTCTCGGGGGTCTACCAGCAGGAGCCGACAGCGGCGGAGGGCAACTTCTTCCGCCGGCCGAGCTTCCGCTACTGGCGGCCGGGGGAGCCGTGGCGGGACGGCCGGGAGCGGATCATGTGCGAGGGGCAGGCTGTGACCATCTCCGACTGCTGGATGTTCGCGACGATGGACCTGGCGGTCAGCAGCAGGACGTCCGCCGACTACACGGTCTGCGCTGTCTGGGCCGTCTCCCCGGCCGGGGATCTGATCCTGATGGACCGGCAGCGGGAGCGGATCGAGATGCACGACCATTTCGGCATGGTCGCGTCGCTAGAGACCACCTGGCGTTTCACGACGCTGTATGTCGAGAATCAGTGGATCGCCTCCTCCGTCGTCCGCGACGCCCAGGCCGCCGGGGTGCCCGTCGCCGGGCTGAAGGCCGACGCGGACAAGGTGACCCGGGCGGTCCCGGCTGCCGGGCGCATCCACGCCGGCCGGGTATGGTTCCCGGCGGAAACGTCGGGCTGCCTCTGCGGCAACTGCCCTGGCGGCGTCTGGCTGGATGAGTGGTGTGATGAACTGGCGGCGTTCCCGCAGGCGGGCACCCACGACGATCAGGTCGATGTCCTCGCCTATGCGGCCAGGGTGATGACGATGGACTGGGTTCCGGCGAAGCAGCAGCCGAGGCCGCAGGCGTTGACCGCCCATGAGCGGTCGCTGCGGCAGGCCGCTGATGCGGCTACGGGCCGGATCGGCTCCAGCAGGGCGGGCGGGGAACTCGACATCATGAACGTCCCGCTATAGGCGACACGCGGTCCCACCTGCCGGGACGCCGGCGGCTGCGCTCAGGCGCGTAGCGTCGTCAGGGCCAGCGCGGAGATGCACCTCCTGCCGGCACCCGGAAATGCGGCCCGGCGTCCTGCCCCCCGTCAGGATCAGCCGGGCCGCGCCCGCTGATCCTGAGCGTGCTCCTCGCGTGTCTTGGCCCATTGCCCAGCCCGCGCTCTGCGCTGGTGCGTTATCCTCGCCGCCAGGGAGATGACCCTGGCCAAGGTCTCCTCATCCTCCGAGCGTCGCGGAGCGCGTGCCTTGGCTGCTGGATCGGGTGCCCCGACCCGCGACATCGGCACGCCCGATCTCTACTACGGGACATGGGGGCAGGGGCTCCTCACCGACTGGTGGGAAACCACCGCCGACCTGATCTGGCCGCAGTCGGTGATCACCTATGGGCGGATGCGCCACGACCCCCAGTTGCGCGGCATCGTCTCGGCGTACATCCTGCCGATCATCCGCGCCGCCTGGCTCGTCGATCCCGCCGGCTGCCGCGATGAGGTCGCCCAGTTCGTCGCCACCGACCTCGGTATCCCCGTCCTCGGTGCCGAGGAGGATGCCATCGATCAGGCCGCCCGCGTCCGGGGGGTCCGCTGGCGGAAGCACATAGCGTCGGCCGCGTACAACCATCTGGTCTACGGCCACATGCCCTACGAACTGCGCTACCGGATCGACGAGCCGCAGCCCGGCGGCGTCCATCTCGACCATCTGGGCGAGCGGATGCCCTGGACGCTGGCGCAGATCCATCTCGGCCAGGACGGCCTCATCCAGGAGGTCGTCCAGACGACCCAGCAGCAGCCGATCCCCGCGAACCGGCTGATCTGGTATGTGCATGACCGGGAGGGGTCCAACTGGGCGGGGATCAGCCTGCTCCGCGCCTGCTTCGGCCTCTGGCTGCTGAAGCATGAGACGATGCGCGTTCACGCCTCCGCGATCCGCCGGTTCGGGATGGGTGTCCCGGAGGTCACCGCGCCGCCCGGAGCCTCCCAGTTGCAGGTGCAGTCCGCCAGCGACCTCGCGAGCGCCTACCGGGCTGGGGATCAGAGCGGCATCGGCCTCCCCGCCGGGTTCCAGTTCAATCTCCGGGGGATGCAGGGGTCCGTCCCCGATGGGCTGGCGTTCCTCAAATGGATCGACCAGGCGATGGCGAAGATGGCGCTGGCGGGGCTCGTCGAGCTAGGGCATACCGACAACGGGTCGCGGGCGCTGGGCGAGACGTTCATGGATCTGTTTCTCCTCGCCTTGCAGTCCGTCGCGGATGATCTGGCGGATACGGCGACGACCGGGCAGGAGGGGATGCCGGGCGTCGCCGCCGACCTGGTGTTGCAGAACTGGGGTGAGGACGAGCCGGTCCCGAAGATCATGTGCGCGGATGTCGGGGAGAACTATGAGGCGACCGCCGAGTCGCTGGCCAAGCTGACCCAGTTCGGTGCGCTGTCCCCCGACCCGGCGCTGGACGGCTGGATCAGGGAGCGGTGGCGGCTGCCAGACCGGGAGATCGCCTGGGAGCCGACCAGCCGTGGCATCCCCGCCCCCGGCGAGCCCGCCGGCCCGGTTGAGACGATCCCCGGCGAACCGGAGATCAGCGGGCTGCCTGAGACTGCTCCCCTGCCGCAGAGCACGGCTGCGGGGAGGGGCGGCACGCGGGCGCGGCGGAGGCCAGGTGCCCCCAGGCGTGCCGCCGCCGCCGCTCCCGCGCTGCTCTCCCCCCTCCCGCGCAGGCAGCCGAACAAATGGGAGATAGCCGCCGGGTTCGACGCCGCCGGCCATCAGCGGGCATGGGTCGATGCGCTGGCATCGCTCGTCGCCGCCTATAGGCCGGTCCTCGCCTCCCAGCGGCACAGCCTCGTCGATCAGATCATCGCCGCGATCAGCAAGGGGCAGACGGGGAAGCTGGGCGCGCTGAAAGTCACCGACCTGGGCCAGGATGTCGTCGCCCAGGCGCTCGGCCCGGCGTGCCAGGCGGCTATCACGGCGATCAGCCGCGAGGCGCAGGGCCAGGGCGTGACCGTCCCGCCAGACCGGGTGAAGTTCCCGCAGGCGAAGCTGACCCGGATCGCGCAGGCGCGGACGGGGCTGATCGGCGCATGGCAGGCGACGCAGGCGGGCACCCACGCGTTGCAGATGGTCACCGCAGCCGGCCCGGCGGATGCGAGCCGCGCCGGCTCAGCCACCGACCAGTTCCTCGCCGGCCTGTCCGACCGGACGCTGTGGGATCAGCTAGGCGCGGCGCTGACAGCAGCGCAGAACGCCGGGCGGATGAGTTTCCTCGACGCAGCCCCGGAGGCCGCCGGCACAGCTATGTATGTGGCGAGCGAGATCAACGACCAGAACGAGTGCACGCCCTGCTCCGACATCGACGGGACGACATTCGACTCCGTCCAGGCGGCAGGCGACGCCTACCCGAATGGCGGCTACCTGTACTGCGAGGGCGGGATGCGCTGCCGTGGGACGGTCATCGCGATCTGGGGAGGCGAGCCGAACCTTGGCTGATCTCGCGACTCTCCCCGGCGTCGATATCGTCGCGGCTGGCACCTGGCAGCTTTCCACCGGCCCGGCGACATTCACGACCGCCGACCTGGAGGCGGCCATCGAGGCGGCTGCCTGCCCGGCGGTCGGCAACCCGATCATCAAGATCGGCCACACCGATGAGCGGTTCGATGGGGAGCCGGCGCTCGGCCAGGTCACGAACATGGCCCTCGCCGCCGGCGGGTCGAAGATCCGGGGCGACCTGGCGGGGATGCCCGGCTGGCTCGCGGAGATCGCCCCGTCCGCCTATCCGCAGCGGTCCGTCGAGGGCCAGTACAACCTCAAGTGCTCCATCGGCCACACCCATCCGTTTGTGATCACGGCCCTGGCACTGCTGGGCGTGACCCCGCCGGGCGTCGGTGTCCTCTCCGGGCTCGACGGCATAGCGGCCCTGTATGAGGTGGACGCGATGATGGGCCGGCTGGCCGCTCCGCAGGGCCGGCCGGGCAGCGGAGATCCCTGGCAACTCACTCTCGCCGCAGGAGGCACTCCCATGCCCGA